AAGAGGTTGTCCTGGACTTAGTTCTGATACTGAATGATAAACAACTCTAGATCCTGGATAAACTTTCTGGATCTCATCATTTATTTCTGTTCTACTTGGTAACTTAATCTGAGGGAAGAACATCTTAAGTGAATAATATTTTCCTCTCCACTGAAGAGTTACCATAACCACATTTCCAGTTTGAGACTGAATTCTTGTTGCCTCTTCTATTTTAGTTCCTTGAATTGGATCAGGTTTAATTAGATCTACTATCTCTACGAAAGTATTGCCATCAGCATCTTCGATAGTCACATCTTCTGCTTTTACACATCTATTATATTTCTTACCAAATAATTTTTGAGTACCTTTCTTCTTATAACCAGGCCAGCACTTCATTTCATCCATAATCTTATCAACTATCTTTTCTTCCTTCATCTCTCCACTATCAATATAATCTGCAGCAGTGTCAATATAATCTGCTGCCTTAGTAATTTTTGACTGTACCCATGCTTCAAGATCACCCTCACCAGTTTTAACCTTTGATTTGAGGCGTTTTACTGCAGATGCAATGGTTTCTAACTCAGACCTTGCCATTGAGTACTCTTCGTCTTTGATGGAGACTTTATCCCATGTTTTTTCTCCATAAGAGCACTCAGATCTAGTTTCTCTTTTATCGCATAATGGACAGTATCTTTGCTCTTCAACTGCTTCTGATTTATTTCCCCAGTTATCAGCACCAACTTTGCGGCACTTAACCAAAGCACCAGAAGCATATGCACTTGGCCAAACACTATAACGAGACTTTACTTTATTATAACATGCATCTTTTTTACCACTACCTTTACCTGGTTTATCTTTTGCTTCTTGTACGTCCATTTCTTCTTTCATTTTCTTTTTAGGTGAATCGGTAGAAACATATGTTGGTTTAGCAGCTCCTGTTTTCTGTTGCTGTCCAGGATCTGCTTCTTTTTTTCTTCTAGATGCCGAAAGTCTCTCTGCCTTCGTCATACTTTCTCTTTTTGCTGAAGAGACGCACTTAGGTGTTCCCTCTCCAGGTTCATCACTTGCACATGTACCACCAGTCACTACATTCACCCACCCAGATTTACCATCCTTTGATTTGGATTTACCAAACCAATCACGAAGACCCTCTTCAGTAACATCTTTAAATTTTTTGTGATGCTTCTTAGCATCCGCTTCCATTTTTTTAAGACGAGTATAATAATCTGGAATTTCATCTAAATGCTGAAGAGCAATGTCTCTAGCCAGATTATGGTCTTGAGTATGTTCATGTTCAATTGGTTCGCCCATATCAAGTTGCTTCTGTATAAAAGAAACATCAAGACGATGCTTCTTTGCTATCTGTTCAACTGTTTTGTGCGACTTAAGTTTAGGCATCATTCAATCGGTTTTGATTTAGTCTCTTCACCTTTTACTCTCTTTCTCCTACCTGCACAGTGTGCTTTTTGAGAAAATCCTTTTGGGTTTGAGCAATCAATACTCTTTTTATATTTATTAGTCCAATCTTCTTGAAACTGCTTAAACGTTTTCATTTTCCGTTTGCTGTTTTAAAAATTTTGCAAGATCTGAGGTAGATCCAACAAATAGTGCATTGTTGACTGTTGTTGGACCCTTTGGTTTATCTTCTTCAACGTCTTTTAATATCTTATGAACTAAAAGTATTTTATCGGCAATTTCACCTGTACTTTTAATTAATTGTCCTGCCACTTCATATGCACGAGGCATATCACTCTCCTGGGCAAGTTCAAGAATTCCGTTAAGTGCTTCTTGACTTTTCTCCATTAGAGAATACAAATTTCCCCTTGCATACTCATAGTCTTTTTCAACGTCTGTTTTTTGATCTTTTTTAGTTTCTTCAATCTTTTCCAAATCAGTCTCTATTTTGGATAATTCGGAAGAAATCGTTTCACTTTGAACATTAAAGACTTCATTTAACTTTTCAAATTTTTTAGGCATATATTTTAACTAAAAGAAATTCCAAAACCAAAATCGTCTCCAAATTCAATCAGATCATTATCACTTTCGGTAATTAGTTTAACCTGGGTTCCGGAAACGTGAATAGAAATAGGTGTTCCATAAGATCCTCTATTCACAGTTAAAACATTACCAGTTTTCTTAGTTACTTGTAATGTTTCATTATCAATGGTGATGTAACTATTTAACGTAATTGAAGATGCGTTATCTACAGTAATGGTATTATCATGCAATTCAATATCATCAGTAATTGTTCCAACTGCATTATTAGTATAACTCTGGGTTGCAACTGGTTCTGCACTATAAGTAAGATCTCTTGTGGTAGATTTTGTATCCCCAGAGATAAATCCAAGAGAAACCTTTTTGATGATATCGTCGGATGCAGAAGAAATAGGTCCAAAGAAGTAATTCTTGACTGTAAATCTTAAAGTATAAATCAGTGCTCTTCTGTTGGTATAGTCTCCCTCATAATTATCCGACATTGAGATGTTATTTAAAGTTACGGGAACATCTCTCTTTTCACCAATACTACTTAATAAATTAAGGGACAGTGTATATGATGGGCCAAAGTAAGGAAGTATTTGTTCTATAATTTGAAGCATATCATCATCTAGTTTAGTCATAATGCTCAGTTCAAAGTCCATATTATATGGGACAGGCATATATGACTTTCGAATATCAGTTCCATCAGTTACTGAAGGACTTACAAAAGTTTGAGTGGATGTTACTTTTCTAGTTGGATCATAACTTAATCCAACAAATTCAAAAGACATCCTGGGTAAAGTTATTTGAACTGGTTTGTTCAGATTTGGTTGTTGTTCTATACGAGCAAGAAACTTTTGAATAGGTCCATATGCAATAGGAACCTTTATCAAAGAAACAACTTCACCAGTATCTTTCTTATGCTTAATGGTTATATTATTGAAAAGAGTTCCAAATCCAATAATGGTTTTTCTTAAAATTTCGTGATAAAAATATTCAAACATATCTATAGTTTCTTATTAGTATTATTTAACTATTTAAGGAATTCCAAAAGGATTTTCCTCACTAAAGTCTACAATTAAATCACCTTCAGTCTCTATTTGTAGATTATCGGCAAACCTATCCTTAGTATCTCCTCCAGAATAAGCTTCATCTAAATTCTTAGTAGATCCTAAATTATCTGTGTATGGTTTTCTTAATGAGTATTGAGCGCCTGAACTCTGTCCAATGATTGTCTCTCCGGCGTTAAATGCTCCTGTTATATTAGATACTTCAAGAATTTTGGTAATAGCATTCCAACTCTTAACTCTTGCTTTAGTACTAGTTGCACTTCCAACTACTACTTCGTTATATGTATAAGTTCCAAAACCAACGTAGATATTTGGAGATGCAATTGTAATCGTTGGTGCTACAGTATATCCAAGACCAGCATTTCTTATTCTTATCTGTGTTACTTCACCTGAAGAATTAATTTCTGCATATCCAACTGCAGTTTCTGATGATACGCCTACGAAAGTCACTGTAGGTGAACTTGTGTATCCTCCACCGCCATTTGTAAGTGTGACTATTCCTACAAGTCCATTTCCTATTGAAGTTATTCCAGTCGCACCAGATCCACCGCCACCAATAAATGCTACCTTTGGTGCTACAGTGTATCCAGATCCTGGATTTGTAAGTTCAACACCCTGAACTCTATATTTTGTTTCGTCAGGGCCACAGATATCTACGATACCACTTAATAACGTAGCAATACCAACTGCAGTAACTCCTCCAGATGGTGCTGTGGAGAATGCTACGTTTGGTGCTGAGGTATAATTATTTCCTCTATTTGTGATTGTAACATAACGAACACCACCATTTACAACACCAGTAATAGCAGTAGCAGTTGTTCCAATGCCGATTAGTTGTAAGGTTTGAATATTTGCGTCTTGAGCAACGTTATCGTCAATATAGTCAACACCAGTATCAATAACTTCATCCTCATAACGAAAGAGTTCACATCTCAGTTCATATGTGTATAGTCCTTGGAGTTGATAAAATGGTTTTTCATGTTCGACATACTTTATTTCAAACAAACGATCTCCTAACGGAAAGTAAATTAAATCGCCCTCTTTAGGTCTCTTGGAAAGTTTAACGTCAGGATAATTTTCAATAAGTGGTTGAATATAATTTTCCCATCTTTCTTTGGATATAATAATGGTTAAATCATCTAACTCTTGAACACCAAACTTTGATAATAAAGTTCCCTGCCCACCGTAACCTTCATAAGTATCCACATATGCTTCTATTGGAAAAGCACCTTTGAATTCTGATTCAATAACTTCTTTTATAATGGTCTTTTCGGTGACATATTGGCGAGGTAAATAATGAACTTCAACTCCATACATTCTGAGTTGCTCATTAATCAAGTCTTGAATAAGACCCTGCTCAGATTTAGACCCTTGGAGAAAAAATGGATTTAGCATATATTTTATCCAATCATGTCTAATGGGGGAAGTTCATAAGTGCTAGACATTTTCTCCATTAGAATATCAATTTCTCTTTGAGCGTCATCATACATTTGTCTGCCATTTAGTTCAACACCACCTGGAAGTTTAACACCAGTAAATTTCATCATATTCTGACCCCATTGCCTCTTGATTAAGGAAGTCAAGTACGGTTTGAGGAAAGAATCATTCCAAACTCTTGAGTAATCATTAGGGTCCAAAGTTGAATAGCAATCAATAACAAAAAATTGATCTTTACTTACTGAACCCCAGTCTATATCTAAGTATAATCTATCCTGTCTCTTATTGAATCTTATCTGCTTTTGTGTATTAAGTAAGAAATCTAAGTCTTCTAGATATGTCTTAACCATCGCATAACTGAGAAGTTCTGTTGCTCCCCAGTAGTAAACATCGTTCAAAAACAACTGATACTTTACACTAAACATATTATGAGTAATGGTGTTAGCACCATCAAAAGTAAAAATCTTATTCACACCAATTACATTTGGCGGTACTTGAAGATAATTACTATTTTCTTGATATGTAAATGTAGTTGCTGTACCAACAATATTTGCCGTTGCTGAAGTAGTTGCTATACCAACACTACCGCCACTATATCCTGCTCTACCTCTTTCAATATCATCGGGAGTTACTTTATACTTGTAGAAAGTTGGATATACTCCATCAAAGTGTCTCTCCTGAAAAAACTGAACAGCATCATCTACCAGATCTTCAATTTGTTCATCGGCAACGTTAATTTCTAAAACTGGTGCTCCCAGTTTTCTTTTGCAATAATCTATGAGTTCTTGTCTGGTAGATGGTTGAGCCATTAGAAATTCAGATTTGAGATTACTTCTTGTTGACTAAAGTATAATTTTATATAACTCTTTGATATCTTCCTTAGAGTTTCAATATCATCTA